TCTGGAACACGTCAGCGGTGTGCAGCACGTGATAATTGGTATCGTCGGAATACAGGAAGCTGTAGAGACGCCCTTGTTCGTCGTGGTCGTCGAATAGATCGACGTGCAACATGGGTGGGCGCCGCGTCATCGGCCCTTGCACCCTCGGCCTGAAATTCTCCATAACGGCGCAGGCAGTGGGGTATGCCTGCATATCGACGCGGTTGTGCAATTCCCCGCCAAGGATGCCGCCCGTGAAGGTGAGAATCGGAGGGTTAGAGGCGACCATGCGTCAACGCCACCCGCCTCTAGCTGCCGACCGCCACCCGCCTGGGTAGACACTGCGCTGCGACTTCTGCACGCTATCGATCCCGCGCCCCTCGCGGAGCCGCTTTTCTGCCAACTGCTCCAGCCGTTCGCGTTCAGTGGTGCTCTTCAGGGGGCTTGCCATGACCGATGCATAGTCGGCCACGAGCACATCGATAAACCATGGCGACCACGTACCTATGGCCGGCGCGTCGTAGACGTACTCAACGAACACGCTTTCGGAACTCGTGTCGATCGACCCGTCCCGCATGACAAACCCGCCGTCCTGATCGAGACGCGGGTACATGGTGTCGCTTGCTGATACCGCTGCAAGCCTCACGAAGTCGCCGGGGAGCGTATAGCGGTAGTCAAATCGCGTCGTCGGCGCCGTGGCAGACCTGGCCAATTCCGCGCCCTTGATGGCAAACTGCCATTCATGCCGCGCCAATGCCTTGCGCACGGCTTGTTCCCAGCAGTCACGGGCGATCACAGCTTCCGGCGAGCTTTCGGTGTAGTCGTCGACGCGGGTTGCCCCGAGTTCGCGGAGCGCCAGGTTGACGATGGTCGTCCGCGTTGCAGCCGTCATGCCGCCTTATCCTTGAGATTAGCGATCTGCCGGATTGCATCGTCCTTCGACGCGATGTCGGTCTTGATGATGGCGCCCGAACCGTCCACGATGCAGTGCCCGCCGCCACGGGGGCCACGCCAACGGTAGGCGTATTCCTCGGTCTTTGGCACAATCGGCTGGTCGTCGTGCTCGCGCTCGATCGAGAACGCCACGCCATGCGTGCGCTCGTCGATGTGGTCGATGATGATGGTCGCGCGGCGATGGTCGGCCGTGACCACGCTGAGAATGTCGCCCGCACGAAGGGATAAATAGCAGCGCGCGAAGTAGCGGTCGCCAGTGTCGACGATCTCTTGCAGCGTGTGGTTGGAGGTCTTGAAATCCCAGCGGGAGCGGAATTTCCCCGGACCCCATTCGTCGAGTTCGTTCGGTTGGGCGTAGAGCATAGTGCCTCGTGATGAAAGAAAGCGGGGCGACTCGGAGGCCGCCCCGCTCGTTGCTAGGCCGTTGCCGTCTTGATGACGGTACAGTCACCATCCGCGTCCACCGCAGACACGACATAGACCGAGACCCCGGTCGGCGTCGTGTTGGGCAGCGTCGTCACCTGCGTGACGATCACCACGTCGTTGACCTGCATTCCCTTGGTGCCGGACTGCGTGCCGTTGCCAGTATCGGCAAAGTAACCAGCGCCCGCGATCGTGGTAGCATTGTCGGCCGTGGTGTAGAGCCAGAGCGTCTGCCCTGCCTTGCCACCGACGTAACCAGCGCTGACGAGATAGTCACCATTGTAAGCCATGGTTCAGCGCTCCTTATGCGAGGGCCGTGGTATCGTCGAGGCGCACCTCGATGATGCCGGTTGCGTCGATGACCGTGGCACCCATCGACATCGAGCCGGACATCGACCAGGCGCGGCGGGTGTTTTCCCAATCCCACGAGGTTGCGAGTTCGGAGTTGATGCCGTGACCAACCGCGTCCATGTGCCACGCATACGACTTCGCCGTCGAAGTGCCGCTGCCGGGGTTCCGGTTCGACACAAAGAAGTGGAAGTCGTTAAACGTCTTCATCTGATTGCCCATCTTGACGAAAGGCAGATCAGCCGGACCCTGGTAATCCGAACGGACGAACTGGTCGATCTTGTGCATGTGTGCCCACTGCACAGGCGATAGACCCCAGAACCGCTTGCCGTCGCGCGGCACTTCGTTGGCGTCCATCATGCGCGCCACGTCGAGGATGACGTTGAGCGTCATGTTGTCGGCCAGGGTGGAACCATAGTCACCATAGGTGGTGGTGGCGCCGGCCGTCATCGCCGCGACGATCTGCTCGTCCGTCTCGACGCCGAACGCAGACGCGCCGGCCTTGACGTAAGAGCCACGAACGTCGACCGCTAGTTTCGTCAGGTCGAGTTCGTCCACGTAGACCAGGCAATAGCGATCGGACATCGTGGCCGTCGCGTAGGCATGGTCGGGATTGCTCGCGGGAATTTCGCCGTTGCGAGCCTTGGATGAGGCGCGAACCGTGCCGAGTTTGTAGAAACGGCAGGTTTCAGCTTTCACGGATGCGTCAGTGCGAACCAGACCCCGAAACTTCGACCCGATCTGACGATACGTCAGATGCATGTCGTTGTTGAATTTCGTGATGAAGGTCTGGTCAATCGTCGGAGCCGTCATAGCGGTGATCCTTCAAGTTGACAGATGGTTGGGGTGAAGCCGTCTGACGGAAGGGTGCCAGCAAGTGCCGATGCATGAGGCGGGGTGCCTGCCGCTCTGGCAGGGCCGCTGACGCGGTGGCGGGGCTGGGCTTCGTCGTCGGGGGGACGCAGGGACTAGACGCCCTCCCAGGGCCGCTGACGCGGGGTGCCAGGAGGGAAACTGGTTAGCGCACGAACATCTGGCCGGGGCTCATCTTCTTGGAGCCGTTGGCGCGTGCGTAAAGCGGGTCGAGCTGGGCGTGCGGCCACTCGGGAGAGGTCGGATTGAGCCCCTTGGCGAGCGCTTCGCTTTCGATTTTCTGGATCTGCGCCTTGGCATCCGCGACCGATGACGGATTGAAGCTCTCCGCAAACCGGTTGTCCTCGGCGCGCTCAGAGCCGATCTTGCTCATCATGCGCGCAATGGCGGGGTGGTCCGCAACGAATGTGCCGTCCGAGAGTCGCAATCCCGCGACGACTTTGAAATCCTGCCCTGCGTAATGCCGCAAGGCGGTCTGATGATGCGCGACGTTGCGATCGTAGTCAGGCCCCCACTCAGCCTTCAGCGTTTTGATGTTGGTCTCGGTCGTGGTGTTGGCGCGGGCGATAGCCGCATCTGTCTGCACCTTGCGCTGCTGGTCGTGCCACTGGATCACGCCGTCGAGTTGCTTCTGCGTCATGCCGAGGCGGTGAGAGACGGGCGCAAACCCGTTGCGGACTTCCTGCTCTGCCTCGTCGAGCGGCGGAGCATCGGGAATATGGTTCCACTTGTAGTCGGTTGGCGCCTTGGGGCGGCCGAGCCGGTCGTACACCTGATCCCAGGCTTCGGGCTTGTCGTCCTTCGGGACGAAGATCGCGGTGTTGCGCAACTCGATGTGGCTCTTTGCGAACTCAGCGGGGCTCTGGTAGCGACCCGCGATCGAACTCCATTGCTTTTGCATGGGCTCGTCGAGGCCCTGCGTGAACATGGAGCGCCAATCAGAACCACCCTTGCCGGCATTGTCGTTCGCCGGCGCGCCGTCGTTTGCCGGAGCCGCCGACTGGCTCGAACCATTGCCACCACCACCGCTCAGGAGCGCCGCGCCACCGGCAGCGCCATTGCCCGCCGCACCTGCATCCGCCGTCGCTGCTGCTGCATCACTCATTCGTTTTGACCTCTGGTGTTGCCATGCGCTCGCCCGAGGCTAAGCGCCAGATTTCCAACCCTACGTCTCGCCGGCCTAGATTGTAGGTGCGCACATCCGCGTTCGGGTTGAACAACGGGGCGTCTACGCCACAGCGCCGCATGATCTCATCGAGGACGATCTGCCCTTCCGGCGAGCCGAACACGCGGCGAAACGATTGCGATACTGTTTCCTGATCCCGCTGCGCTGCCGCGATCGAGGCGCTGACGCGCTGCCGATAACTCATATCGGCAGCACCTCTTCATAGTCGACGCCTTCGAGCAGATCCTCCGCCTCAACATCGTTGGCCTGGAACGGGAACGGCATGTCCGTGCCGAGCATCCCGGTTTCCTTCGCCTTGGCCGCTGCGTTGCCGACCTGGCCGATGGCGGGGCCGAGCTTCGAGGCCATCTCTGCCATTTGCATCTGTTTGATTTGACGCGCCCGCGCTTCCCGCGCTTCGAGCATCTTCTGCAACGGCGTCATGATGATCTGCGGCAGATCCGTCTTCATCGCGAGGTAGCGCACCACGATGTCGACGTCGATGTTGTCCTGCACCTCTGCCGCCTTCTCAGGCCCCAGACTTGCGGCCATCTGCTGGATCATGCCGAGCCCTTCCATGACGCGGAACGCATCGGCGCGGTCACGGGCGGTCTTGAGCGGGCTCTCGTACTCGAATTGTATCTCCTGGCCGTACAGGCTTTCAGGCGGGGCAGGGAACATGCCTTCGCGGAACAGGATGGCGAACACCCGCTCCACAAGCGGTGCGTTGTAGTTGGCCTCGATGCGGGAGAAGATCGGCGCCGCCTGGCGGATGTACTGGTCGTGACGAGCGCCGATTTCAGCGGCCGTCATCTTTTCGTTGTCGGCGCGAGGCAATTCGAGAATGTCACGGAAGAAAGCGGCTTCGACCTTCTGCTGTTTCGTGTCCATATATTGGAGGACTTCGCGGGGGATCTGCCCCATCTGGATCGGCCACATCGGCGGGCCGGACTGCTGATAGCCTGCGTGACCATCGAAAAGCGTCAAGCCGCCTGAATACATTTGCGCATCGCCACGGATCAGATCGGCCCAGGCACCGAGCGGCGGCAGCG